CGACAAAATATTTTTTTATTGGAAAAGTTTTTCCTTGTTTCAACACAGCTTTGTTTCTTAGCATATCTCTATACTCTTTTGCAACACTTTATTGTTTCATTGTTTTCTTACTTGGCTCCGCGCCCCGTCTTACTGGTAGTTTTACTAGCTTCATTCTGTCCTAAACCATTACTTGTGGCATCGCGCCCCAATGACCTACACGGCGTCAATTGCTCCGCGATGACCCTTGCGTACCCTCAAAGCCCTGTGATGGCTCCTGAGTGCCTTCTTTGGCCGCGTCGTACACCTTCACCAACTGCGGCACTGCGCCAAACTCGCCATCGACCGGCAAGGCGATCACGCACGACACCAAAACCCGCCCCGGAGTCATGTTCGCCGCCGTTCCCCGCCGCACTGCCACCAGCCCCGGCTCCGCGAGGTCTGCGATGAAGCCCACGATGCTCGACGTTGGCAACTCGACCAAAACCTTGTCACCGTTCGCCAACACATTGCCAATTCGATCCTTCACCTTCGCCTCCGATGCCCCGCAATCGCCCAGAATCGCCCTACACGGCGTCCGCAGCCGTTCGAGCATGGTAACAGGTGCTTCCGCCCCCACAAACGCCGTGTAGGGCTAGTTTTGCGGTTGCGGTTTGACGTTTTGGCAACTCGACCCCAAGATTTTTCCACAACCGCCCGCTTCACCAACTACCGGGTTGTTAACTCTTACGGGCTTCTACTAACGGCAAAAACAATATAGATACAGCGCGACCATTTATGCGTGGAAGGCGCGACCATTTATGCGTGGGTTTCACGGAAACAAAGGACTTGATAGCGCGACCATTTATGCGTGGAAAACTCCATCGCCCTGTTGAAAAGTAGGAAAACGACAAAGCGCGACCATTTATGCGTGACGTTTATCAATATTTTCAATAGTTTAGAGAGAGTTGAAGGGTTTTGACCTCCCGATCAATCGTGGACTTCGCCACAGGAGGTTGAGAACGCCGCAAAACGAGTTCATCGTTGCGGTCGAAACCGAAACAGGCTTCCGGGTAGACGGATTTCACCAACAGGAGAGATTCTTTGAAAGCCTTCCGAAAGTCTCGAATCCTGCTATATCCCGATCCGAACTGAGCATGAAGCGAGTCCCAAGGCAGCGGCCTCATTGGACTAACCTTGATACGCCAGAGCCGAAAGGCCAGCCACGTATAAATATCGAGCGCCAAACTGGAGTTATGCAGCGCAACAATGGCCGACGCCTGTAGGGGGCAGGAACGATCTTGTAGACAATTGAAAATCTCATCATCGAGCGTCACCATACCCTCCCACTTCATGGCTCCACGGCCCTCGGGAAGCCAAAAATCGAAGCGTTTGATAGGAGGAACCGCATGGGTCATGGAGTAGGCGTTTATAGCTCCGCAATACAACTGGAGATGTGTGGATACGAGACGCATTAACTGGTTTTTTGTCGGAGCCAACGACCCGGTAACCCCCCCGGTTGATTGCTCGATTCCGATACGCCGCTGAAATTCCGTCAGAGAGCCGCCCAGGTAAATCTCTTTACTCCCTGTCAAGGTTGCTCTGCTGCACAGGTACATGAGCATTAACCGGGGCTTCGTGCCATAAGGGTAGCCCTGCAACTCGATTTTTCCACTGAAGGGATTACGGAGAGTGCCGCGCACAAGAGTAGTAGCGACGTTGCCGTTTTCACACTTGAAAAAGGGCATATCGCCGGGGTCTTTGTGGGGGAGACTCGTTTGCGCTAGAACAGTGTTGAGGTAATAAAACGACGGCTTCAAATCGCCCCGCTCGATATCAAACATCTGTAGCGAAGCCTCCATGCGCCTCTCATTGACAACGCCGCTTAAGGGGTTCCGTGAAATTTCTGTTATCGCGCCCATAATGTAGTTATTTCCCTTTCTTCGCCCAATTCAAAGAACCCCATCTTTCTCACATTGCTGTGTGTATTCCTGTCGATCACATGCAACCAAATGGAGCATACTAGACACCCGCGTATCCAGATCAACGTTAATACCTTCACCTAACGCTACCTGCGCCCCTGAAAAGAAAGCCAGTTCATAAAGCCTCCGCAGATCGAGGCGCGAATTTCCCGGCACAAACTCCGTTTCTAAATCGCGCCAAGCCGCGCAGATTTTCGAGTAATCTTCCATGTAGTTATTATCCTTTCATCCATGGTAGCGGAGGCATCAACCCCATCACCCGGATCATCTTCGCGAACTCAAAGCGAAGGTGCACCGGCACTTCGAGAAGCGAACTTTTTTCCAGCGTCATCTCCGGCCCTAAGCGGAGGACCGAACGACAGCCGATGCAGACGGTGAAATCTCCCGGTTCCGGCTTGTCCCGCGAAGTCATGTTGGTTACGGCATCCAGTTTGCAAAAACAAACCGGGCAGAAGCGCATTGGCATCTGCCCGGTATAGCCGTCGCGAATAAAACGATTCTTCACTCCTCTGGTGCGCCCTCCTCCGGCCCGTTCATCTCTAGTCTAGTGTCTATGACAACCGCATCGCCTACAACCGGGTCATGGCGACCGTACTGGTAGATGCGGGTTGCCGCCACGTTCAGCGGCTTCCGTTTCAACTTCCCTTCCTCATCGAGCACCAAGTATTTGCCATCGGTCGTCTTCGCGACCTCGATATAGCCGCCAACCAAAGTTTGCAATTCCTCCAGATTCCAGTGAACTCCGTTCGACGGTCGCAAGTTCTCCGCCGATCCGTCAGCGCGTAATAATGTCGCCACTCAACCCCTCCTCTAGTAGTCGAACCCGGTTTTTAAGGCTGGCTAGTTCGTCTTCGTGAATCCGGGCGATCAACATGGCATAGCGCCCGAGACGGTTGACAGTAAGGTCGGTTTTGGTTTGTGCCGTCTCCAACTTCACCAGCGCCGCCGCCAACTCTTGCAAGGTAACTTCAATGCGGTCTAGGCGATCCTCCGCCATCACTCACCTGCACTTTCCGCAGCCGGAGCCGCAGGAATCAATAGCTCATTGACCAGTTCTGCGATACGAACCGAGTTTTCGACGCCGGAGCCGCGCAGGACGCCAAGCAGGTAAAAAAGCTCCATCCGGGGGTCTTTCGGTTGCGGATGGAGAGCCGCGTTGTTGGTGTTTGAAGGTCGAGTGTCCCTAGCCGGTACGCTTGTTTTCGCCAAGTTATTCCGTCACTTTCTTTTGTTGTTTTGCCGCCTCATTGCGCTTGAGAACCTTTGCGGCCTCGCGGATGAGAATGCGGGATGCCCAACCGTTGAAGGAGATTCCTTCCACCTTCGCCGCGTCGTGCAACTTGTTGTTATCGACCACCAAAAGGCGGATGCTTTGGACGATCACGCCGGTACGCCGCCGCGACCGTCCGCCGACCCCCTTTTGATAGCTATTAATCTTGATTTCCTTTGCATTTTTTTTCATTGCCATGACTCACTTCTACAAAGTATAGTCACTTTATGTCAAGCGAAATCGCGGATGTAGTCACTTTCACGGTTCCCTACCTTGTTCCGCCATCGGGGAATCACTACAAGAGTCCATGCGTCTACCGCGACCGCAACGGCTACCCGCGCCACGGCTACAAGGTCACCCCCGAGGCCAAGGCATACAAAGAGGCCGTCGCCATCTTCGCCCGAGGCCGCACCGTCGCCCCGCCCGATGCCAAGAAGAAAAAAACCGCCTATGACGTTCATATGGTCGTCGTACTTGGCCGTGGTCAGAAGGGCGACGAAGACAACTTTCACAAGGTTGGGCTTGATGCTCTAACCGATGCCGGAGTCATTCACTCCGACGCCTACGCGCATTGCGTCTGCGACGTCATACGCAACGACCGAGGCAACAGCCGCACCGTTTACACCGTAACCCGAAAGGACAACAAATGAGAGCAGATCACTTTTCCGGCATCATCCCGCATTGCGTGATGTGCGGCGAGATTGTTCCCGCCGACCGCCCCAAACACGCAATCACCTGTTCTGACAAATGCAGCCTGTTGCGCAAGCAATGGAGACGCAGCAAACAGGATGCGCGGGAGTGCCGCTATTGCCGCCGCCCCGCAACCTTGGCCGAGCGTAGCCGTTTCCAGCGATGGCGGCGATGGGAAGAGAAGAATCCGCCCCCCGATGCCGACCTCTCCCCGGAGGAGCTTGCCGAGCGGGAGTATCGTAGAGCTAACCCGCCCAAGAAACGCGGCCCGAAACCCCAATCCACAATTGAGACCGCCGATGAACTATCCCCATCTCACGATTGAGGAGCTACGCCAGCGCAACCGCGACCTCATCGCAGAGGAGCGCCAGCAGACCAAGGGCGCTACCTCGCTTTGGTATCTCTCCTATGCCAGCCCCGGCAAGTTTCTAGGCGGGTGCATTGTCCGCGCCTATGGCTTCGTACACGCTTGCCAGCGGGCGCGAGACCTCTACATCAATCCGGGCGGGCAAATTCGCGGATGCCCCGTCCCAACGTCACAGAACCCCGCTGCAAAGTACATTGACAGGCTGTTATCGAAGGCCGAACTGGAGGAGTGTTGGGGAGAGCTAATTCGCATGGGAGACAAGCAGTGACTAGCGTCCATTGGGAAGTAGAAATTATCTCCCGCTCTGGCGGAGGTTGGGTCTCGCCATTCCTGCCAATACGGGAAGAAGAAGAGGCCCGAGCACTCGTGGCGCAATTGAAATACAGCAAGAGGTTAGTCAAGGTGGACACGGTACGAAGGGTGGAGGAAGAGTTTGAAGAAAAAAGACCGCACGAGTGACGAGAAAAAATGGGATGGTATAGTGAAAACCGCTGTGATGCGGCTTGGGCCTAATCCCCAGGTCGAGACACAGCCAACCCCCTTCCCCTATGTCCTTGTTTGGGACCGCTTAGGGCGCAAGGGGCAGCGAGTGAGCATCATTCGCCAATCCACCAAGACAGCGCAGGTTCGTTTCGAGGACGGTTTTACGACCGTAATCAACAGGCAAGCCCTCCGCCGCGTCTAGGGCGCATCCGGGGGCCAACCGGAGGCGCGTATGGACTCACCAGCCGAAAGCGCAGGCAAGGTTTTAAGCAGCAGGGGCAAGAAGCTCCACACTCACGGTATGCATCTCCGCCGTACCGCCAACGGCTACATCGCCAAGCATGAACTTCGCGACGGCAAGGGCCAGCCCCCGCAGGACGGGCAGAACGCCGAGGCCGAGTATAACGTTGCCGCCGATCCCGCCGCGCTAGCCGCGCACGTGCAACAGCACATGGGGCCGGTCGAACCCGACGAAGAACCGGCATCGTGACGACGCGACATTTTGATTGGCGTCGATTGCGCGACCCCGCCGCCGAGCGGAGCGACAACCAAGCATGGCGCACCGAGCTTACCGATATCGTCTTGCACGATGGCGAGGTAAACGAGGATGGGCGGCGATGCTGCAAGAGCAATCTCCTCGCACTGGCATACGTCTTGGGCTATTGCCTGATAGACGAAACCGTTCACCATGAGGCCATCGCGTTTTTCCCCGAAATCGACTCCACGCGGACCGTGGCGGAACTGCACATCGGCAAGAAGCGCAGGCGCACCCTGCTCTACCCGCGCAACACCTACAAGACCACCCTCGACAACGCCTACTGTGTACAACTCATCCTGCATTACTACATGACCATCGCCATTCTGATTATGAGCGGAGGCAAAGACCTAGCCTTCGCCTTTGTCGATCAGGTAGCCAGCTTTTTCTTTCATCCCTCGCACCGCCCGCCCACCCTGTTTCAAGCCCTCTTTCCCGAACTGTGCGTGTCCAAGATGCCGAAGGAGCCAGGACGATTCACCTGTCCGCTCCGCCAGCACGACCCCAAGATTATCGAGCCGCTGATATGGGCCAACTCCATCGACTCCAACATTACCGGGTGGCACCCCGACGTGTTGATCTACGACGACATCAACACCAACCGCAATTCGCGCAAGTTCGAAGGCCGGGTAGCCGTCACCAAAGCCTATAAGCTCACCCGCAAAATTCTCAAGCCTACCGGCTTCGAAATCAAGATCGGGACGCCCTACGGCTTGGGCGACACCTTCTCCGATGAGGTTTTGACGGCGAGGCCGGGGAGTTATCACCGCGTCTTCAAACCCGCGTTGCGGTTGTTGAACGGCGAACGGCTGGACCCCAACGGCTTCCCTGCCCCGGAAGAGATGGAACTGCTGTTCCCCGCCATCCTCAGCTACGATTTTTTGCGTGAGGAGTACGAAGCCGACTATGAATTTTTTATGAGCCAATACATGCTGGACAGCTACGGAGCCGCCGAACTGGTGTTCACCGAGGCGCAAATGCTGGCAGCGATGGTGGACGAAAGCGACCTCCCGATGGAAGGGCAACGCTTCTTACATTTCCGGGTTCCGTGCCGGAGCATCAACTGGCTAACGACCTCCGGCGCGGTAGGCATTCTGCACCGCAACCGCATGTATATCGCGGAGACTTTGCAGGGCCACTACAAGCCATCGGCACTCGCCCGAATCATCCACGACACCGCCCGACGCAACGGCCTGCACAGCATCAGCATCGAGGAATCGCCGGGGGCGCGGTTGATGCAACCGGCGATCAATAACTACAGTTTGACGACGGGTTGGAACATCGCCATTACGTGGACGGAGTTTCAGGCCGACGCCGGAGAACGCGACACCCGCATCCGCCATCTGGAGCCGTTGCTGGCATCCTCCCGCCTGTTCTTCTCGAACAGCCTCAAAACCAAGCCGCTCATCGAAGGCTTTGTGCAATATGGCATGACCCCCGACGACGGCTTACCCGATGTGGTCTCCCGCGTGGCCGATCACCTTCCGGTGAGCATCGCAGCCGGGGAGATGGCCGAGGAAGACCTCGCATGGGAGATGATGCGCGAACGCGACAAGTACAACCTCATCTACGGGCGCGGGGTGTACTCTCCCCCCGAGCCGGAGCCGGAGGAGGAGGAATCGCTATCCAGTTTTGAGGAGCACCCGTTGACGGCACAGGGTCTAGAGGTGTGGATTCCGGGTTTGGAGTGATGTCCAAGTCGTAGCGGGTTTTATCCCGCATCGAAGCCGCCGCTAGAATAGTGCGGATCGAGCGGGCGGTACGGCCCCCCTTGCCGATGACCTTCCCGATATCGCCGGGATGGACCGTGACGCTAAAGGTTGTACCCCCATCCTGCCCGGTGACCTCAATCTTGACGGCTTGGGGGTTGTCGGTCAGGCTAAAGATGATTAGCTGAAGCATTACCCGGATGCTGCTCTGGTTATCCATGTTGTTTTCTCTCTGTTGAGGGTCTATCATCCGCAAAGATTGTGCAAGGCGTTGCTTGAACCTTTGAAGAACGCACCCTCCCCGGTGCCATTGAAACAACGGAAGTGGCCGGAAGAAACGTTTTTCCCGACCCTGAACCCGTTCTAACGACAAAACGGTTAAGGGTGAGGGTTCATGGCCGCGTCATCCGTCTTGGATGTGGAGAACAACCCACACGCCCCGGTGTTGCCGGGCGATGTGACGACTTCTTCCGACCCGAAAATTCCGCCGCACTACACCGACGCCGCCGTTATCAGCATCGTGGTACAGGACTACGAACGGGCCAGCGCATGGCAGAATGACCGCCGCTGGCCGCTGCAATGGACGGAGAGCGACATCCTGTATCAATCGCCCCGGACCATGAGTGTGTTCGAAGGCTCCACCGTTACCCGGTCGAACGTCTCCCGCTTCGATGTTGCCAAGCAAACCAACTCTCTCGCCCCCGCGATCACAGGGGCGATTTTTTCCGACACCACCCCGTTTATGGTACGGCCCCGCCCCGCCACCCATCAGGACACGGCAAGGGCATGGACCGATCTAGTCTCCGAACTGCTAGATGAAATCAACTTCAAGCAAGAGTGTAGTTATGGGATTCAGGGCATGGTGAACTCCGGTACCGTCATCTACAAGGTGGGATGGGAGACCGAGACCAAACTCGAAACCCACTACCGGAGAAAGAAGGCCCCGCCGCAAGTGCCGATGCCGCTAGGCCAGCCCATGACGGTGTTCACCAAGGAGTCCGATGAATTTGAAGCGGTCGAGGAAGAGGTAACCCGCAACCGCCCCACCTTCGAGAAGTGCGAACTAGGCGAAGTCTTCATCGACCCGAAGTGGCGGAACCCCAACCAGCTATGGAAAGCCAAGTTCATCGTCCACCGCAACTACCTCAACTATGATGACCTGACCAAGCTCCGCGAGAACCCCGACTATGACATCCCGAGCGACGAAATCCTCCGCCACATCTTTATGTCGGACGAGGAGCAGACCGAACCCATCGACGGCACCGAAGAGGCGATGACGGTCAACACCAGCGTCCACCACGCCGCCCGCCAGGATACCAACTGGACAGAGGACCCGCTCTTGAAACCGATGCAGGTATTGGAATGGTGGGACAAGACCCAAGTTCGAACGGTGTTGCAACAGAAGTGCGTCATCCGCAACGCCAAACACAAGATGCCGGAAAAGCCCTACCTCAGCGCCAACTACTGGGACATCGACAATTCGGGCTATGGGTTGGGGGTTGGCCGTATTAGTGGGGCAGACCAAAGGCTGTCTCAGGGTTTAGTTAATGCAATCGCTGATATTTTGGCCTTCGCGGTACAGCCGGAATACGCCATAGCGCGAGGCGCGAATGTGCCGACGCAAGACCAGCGGCGACGGCTGGGCGGCATCCGCATGGTGGACGGCCCCGACGCCACCAAAGCTATCTCGCTTGTGCCGCAACCGCAGGTTCCGCCCGACGCATGGAGAGCGATCCAAGCGGCGATCACTTCGAGCGAAGGCGCAACCGGAGCCGATCAAGCCACGGTGCAAGGTGTCCTCCCCGGTCGCGGCAGCAGTGTGGGGCATTCCGGTACAGGCGCGGGAATGCTCCAAGCCGCTTCCTCCGGTCGTTTGCAAAGCCCGGTCGAACGTTTCATCGACGGGGTTTTTCTACCCTTCCTCAACTTCCTTTTTCAGATGGTGAAAGAGCGGATGCCGATACAGGAAATCCGCGACCGCATTGGCGAGCGCAGCAAAGACCTCGTGACCGACTTTGGCGACTTCATGGCGACCAACGTCAAATTTGAAACACTGGCAGGTACAAAACTGGCAGCGCGGAACCGCATGGCGCAAGCCCTTCCCTTCCTGTTGGAAGTCTTCGGCAATCAGGCGCTCATACAGCAACTCTCGCAGGTTGGCTACAAAGTCAACGTGATGGAACTGGTAAAGATGGTGCTGGATATGAGCGAATGGAAGAACCGCGCTGACCTTGTGGTCCCGATGACGCAACAGGAAATGCAGACCATGGCCGCGCAAAATCCCGCCGCGATCAAAGCCCAGGCCGACTCCGCCCAGCTACAGCAGAAGCACCAGAATGATATGGAACTGGAAGACAAAAAAATTGCCGGGCGAATTGCCAGCAAGAGCGTAGACACCACTCACAAAACCCTTGTCGAATCCCCGCTCCAACGCGCCGCCAGCTTTGCCGAGCGCACCGCCGACGAGCGCCAGATGCAAGCCAGCCAGTTTTTCGGCACCTCAGGAGGAAGCTAGATGGATCACCGCCACGCACGGCGAGTCTCAGCAGATAAACGTTGGGGAGTCTTCCGGCGAGACGCCCAAGTGGATGTAGCCCCCTGCAACCGGGGAGGGGAGCTTGCGCCGGGGCATATCTTCGGGGCGCTATGCCGCTGCAAGCCGAGGGTAGACCGGGAATTGTATTACGCGACCGTCTTCATTCACGACAACCCCATCACGGAGCCGAGCGATGGAAACAGTTAGCGAAAAGTTCATGGCCATTCCGCCGCGCCACCGCCGCGCTCTGGAGATGTTGGTGGAGCAGAAGCAGCGCGACCGCTTGGGCGCTCTTGGCAGAGGCGCACTGCGCGAGGAAGACGAAGGCTTCACGCTGGAGCAGATCGTAGAGCCGTTGTGGGAGCGGGGCCTCATCGAAGACCTCACCGGGACCGAACTTGGCGACGGGGGAAAGTATTTTCTCCGCATCACCCCGCTAGGACAGATGTGTCTGGGGATGGGAGTTATGTTGCGCGAGACACGCAAGCCCAGCGCGCCGGAGCAACAGCTACTCACAGCAGAGATGCGCCGCCACGACAACAACCCCTACGACCCGAACGAGGAGAAAGAGGCCATCGCATGATCGAGAACGCCATCCGTACCGAGCGACGATTCGGAGTGACAGCGGAACTAACCCCGCTGCAACGCCGCAATCTGTTTCAGGTACGCAGCGGCGAGGCATGGCCCGATGTTCTCGATGTGATGGAGATGTGCTGTATCGAAATCGAAACCCAACTCATCAACACCGACCCCGCAGCCGAGGCGGAGGTACTAGCTAACCACAAGATGGCCAAGGCAGCATGGCAAATCTTCACCCATTTGCAGCAGAAAGTAGACGACGAAATCTCTCTCTATCTCAATGGCAACGCGAGCAACGCCGCAATGCCCAAGTTAACCGCAGAGGAACAGCTTGTCGAAAATATTCTGGACCCAACAAGACTGATGCCCTCCGACGTAGAGCAATAACAAGAGGAGAAACAGGTACATGAAATACGAATGGCTCAATAACGGGGAACCCGATGAGAACGGCGATTACATCGCCATCATCGAAAATGCAGTCGGAGCGCGAATCTCCACTTTTAAGGGCAAGACCTACAAGGAAGTGGCGGACGCGCTATTGCACTCGCAAGCTAACGCTAATCGCGAAATCAGCCGTCTACGACGGCCCGACCGTGCGAGGATTCCCCAACCCTTCAAAGCCGAAACGAAAGAACTAACCTCCGCCGACAAGCTACGCCTATCGACGGAAATTACCGACCCGGACAAAGTAGTGGATGCCGTGACGGAAATCGTAACTCACGCGCAGGGCGCCCCCCCGCGTGAAATAACTACACGCCTCGCCAACATGACCGACGAGCAGCGCGACCAGTATTACAAGGACGAAGCTACCGCCTTCGTCCAAGCCACCCCCGATTACTACCCAGTACAGCAGAACCGCGACAAACTTTTTGCCGCATTGAAAGACAACCAGCTAGACCTGACACGGAATAATCTTGCACTGGTTTATCAAACCCTCCACGACCAAGGCGAACTCATCGCATGGCCGACCGAGCCAACCGATGGACCCAAACCGAACGGACAGATGCGCGAAGCGCAACCTTCGCCGGAGCCTAATCCTCCCTCTCCTACAAGTACCAGCAGACCACGCAGCGTATCGACTGGGATCAGGAGCAGTGACGCATCCGCTACCGCACCCCCGCCGCCTACGCCGAAGAAGCTCACACGCGCAGACATCGAACGCATGTCGAGGGCGGAGTATCAGGAGAGATTGCGAGACCCGGCCTTCAGAAAAGCGGTCGATGCATTAGGCGCGTGACTTCCCAAAGAGGGGGAATGGTCACATGCGAAGCACATCCGAAGCCGCCGAGTGCGGCAGGCAGTTTGCCAAGAATATAGTTATTCCAGTCATCGAGTTTGCCGCCGCCATCGGTGGTCAACTCTTTGTCTGGACCCATAGCGTGGCGCAGTATCGCGTCCACGGAGCGTTGGCAGTTGGCGTCTCGCCAGCATCCAACTTGACCACCAACCTGCCCCAGTCGGTCGTGACCTCGTTCGACAAAGTGTTTGTCGAAAACCTCAAGGCCAATACGCCATGGGTGCGCTGTACGTCACGGCGCACACTAGATGAGAACTCCGGCAACAAGCTGGTTCTGTACATGTATCAGAACCTTCCCGCTCCGCCGATCACCCAGGCACCGGAAGGAACAATTGGCACCGGCCTAACCGTTTCGGTGGTACAGAACACATCCACCATCGGCAACTACGCCGACTACGCTAACATCAGCACCTATGCCATTCAAACCGCCATCGACCCCGCCCTCGAAGCATTGGGCGTGCAGATGGCTTACCGCTTGGCGCAGCTTGTCAACCTGATCATCCAGAACACCGCCGACGGAGCCAACGTAGTCGATCCGTTGGTGGCACACGTGGCGCTGGGAACCAACCTTGTCGCACAGGACATCACTTCGATGGTGCAGTCTCTTGGCGCTGTCAATGCCCTGCCCTTCGATAACGGGCGCTTCACCGGAGTCATTCACCCGTTCATCGTTGGCGACATCCTCATCAGCACCCAACCCAACGGCATCACCGATGTACTGAAGAGAACTGCGGAAGGTCAAGAGAAGTTGCGCGAACTTCCGGCCCCCGATGGCGACGAAGTTACCGTGATCGACTGGGGCGGAGCCAGCTTCCATCAATCCACGTTGGTCAAACTAACAGTCGGAACCCCGAATAAACTTCGCACCTACGTTATCGGGCGCGATGGAGTTATTGGCGTGTCGTTCGGAGCCAAGGAAAACACCCAAATTGGCGACGGCGAGTGGAAAAATCTGAACGTATGGGTAAGAAGGCTGACGGAGCCGAGCGGATACGACCCGTCACGGATGATTGGAGGCTTCGCGTCGTACAACACCATGTATACCGCCACCCTTCCCCCTGACCCGGTTATGCGCATTCGCTACTGCGACGCGGCCAGCGCCATTACCTAAAAAGCTGGAGCGGGTTGCGTCCTAGAGCCACGCAACTCAAAGGGGGGGAGAGGAAGGGGTCTCCCAGGGTCTCTCTCTTTCCCCCGCTCCACCCAACCCCGAAGGAGGGATGTAGTTATGCCACTCGACAAAGCCAAGATCACGGCACAGTTGGAGGAGCTGCAACTGGAGGAGACGCAGGAACGGGTTTACGAAATGCGCCGCAACAAAGAGGCCCGCATCCAACGCGCCGCTTCTCGCGAACGTGACATCGCACGCGACCTCGCACTCACCAAGGCGAGACAGGACGCGTGTTGGCACAAGAAAGGTGGCAAAGGTGTGGAGATGCTGTTGCGCGGCAACGACCATAACTTTGCCGTCATCAAGCACCAGCTTAGCCATGGCCCCATCATCGTCATCTGCCAGCGCTGTTTGAAGCTGGTAGAGCCGCCCGACCCGGCACTCAACGCAAAGACCGCCACCGCGCAGCAGAAAGCGGAATACAAGCGGCTCTATGACGAATATGTGTTGTGGCTCAACCTGCCCACCGACAACGAAATGAGCGGAACCCAACTCTTCGTCGTCGGACCGCCGCCCGCGCCGCCGATCACGGTTCCCGCAGCCCCCGCCGCCTAACCCGGCACAACCCACCAAAGAAAGCGAGACACGCCATGACTACAGCCAAAGTAGAAGACCGGAAAGAGGGGCAACCCGTTGCTATAGGCGACCGCCGCAAGCAACTCCTTGAGGAAGCGGAGAAGAACGAAGCTCTCAACGATGAACTCGACGCCATGCAGGTAGAGCAGAACAAAAAAGCGCAGGCCGCATTCGACAACGCGCAGAACCCGCCCGACCCCGACGAACAGCGGGAGAGCGCCATCACCGCGCAGAAGCAGCAAGACCCCGCCGAGCGCAAGAAACAGGCCGAGGCCGCGCAGAAAAGCAACCCCAAATACACCCCCAGTCCCACCACCCCGGATTTCAAAGCAGGGCAAGCGTCAGGGTAGGCGCGATCTATTCAAATAGAGCCTTTTGTCTATTGGAATAGACGGAATAACTACAGGAGTGCGCGATGGGGAACAGCAACATAAAGCTGATGGATATCGTGGATGAGGTTGCCGTCATGGGCGACCTCACCCCGGTTTTGAAATCCACCGGAGGTTATGCCGCGCAACCCGCCCTCTCCATCGCCAATACGGTGATGGGAGAGATGTTGAGTGTGCGCTTCCCTTGGAAGTGGAACCGGGCCAAGGTTCCCGCCTTCGTGCTGACCCCGCTGCAACAGGACTACGCCTCGCTCACCGTCAACAACATCGGATGGCTGGAGAACGCCGTCCGCATCGACATCAACAACACCCAAGTCCCGCCGCCGTCATGGAAGGTGGTTGCTGTCCGCGACATCGAGATTGACAACTCGATTGGCGGCTTCCCCGGCGAAGTGTGCTGGTATTCCAACCATCAGTTGGAGTACGGAAGATGGCCGGGGCCGGGAGTCGTCTACACCAATCCCGTAGGACAGGCGACCAGCAACAACAACAAGTGGACCAACATCAACGACGCAGCGGGCAACATTCTCGTCTTGACCGCCTACGGCACCACCGGAGCCATCGCGCCGGTCGTAGCCTCCGGCACCGCACCCGGCAGTGTAGTTATTGACGGAACCTGCGAATGGACCGTAGCCGACCCCAACGCGCAAGGTTTCCGTTTTCTTCCCCGCCCACCATCGGGAGGAAACGTTTGGCTGATGCGCATCTTCGCGCAGATGAAGCAGCCGCCGCGCTTCATCAACCTTGGACAGTTCGTTGACCCCATCCCCGACGAGTACGCCAAATGGTTCATCGACGGCTTCATTGCCTACACCCATCGCTACTCCTCCAACCCCGCCGTGCTTGCCCGTTTCGACCGGATGAAGATGGCTTGGCTGGAATCCGTCGCCGCCGCCGCCCGGCAAGGCGACCGCGAGGACGAAGCCAAAGGCTTCTATCCCGACCAGTCCATTGCCTCTCCCGGCTTCGTGCAGGATCAGGGGCCATACCCGTACCGCTTCGGATGGAGGTAAGGGATGCCAGTGACGCGCAACATTCAATCAAGCATCTTGTTTGCGCTGCCCTTCATCGGCTACCAGCCCGCCAACATCTCCAACGGCGAACCCGCGATCAACGCCGCCAACCTCATCAAGCAGACCATGCTAGGAGCGCCCTTCACATGGCCATGGAACCGTGTCAGCTTCGAACTCAGCATCCCCACCATCGACCCCTATGGCGATGTGAGTCAGGCGCAGGATTACGCGCTCGACACCATCCGCTTCGCATTCCTCGAAAAAGCATGGCTGACCGACCCGGTTACCGGAGAAGTAAAACCGCTCACCATCGTCTCCAGTCTCGCCGCCGAAAGTGCCGTGATGCGGCCACAGAGCATCGCCGTCCAAGCCCAGGACGACGACAGCGTAACCTTGCGCATCAATTCCCTGCCCGACCGCTCTTACCTGCTCAACGGCTTCTACCAGCAAACCCCCATGCCGGTTACTTCCCCGGCATCGTCATGGGGGCCGATTCCCGACCACCTTAGCTACATCTATGACTGGGGTTTTTTGGCCATGCTGTCCATGATTACCAAGGACATCCGGCAAGCCGTCTTTCAACAGAAGTTCGTTTCCCATCTCTTGGGAGCGCAGGACGGAATAACCGCCACCCAACGCAACATCTTCATTGGCGAGTGGCTTGCCCTGATGGGCGAAGCGGGACGCGCCCAACTGACCACCCAGCAAGGCGTACAAGCTAGGAGCGCAACGTAATGGCGGGGCCGCTCCAGATCGAGGGAGCGCAGAGCGCACCGAGCGACTACGCGCCGTTGCACGTCAACCGATTGGTGACCGGCTATTGGACCAACACCAACCCGCTTCGCGATGCCGCCACGGATATGTTTACGGAGAAGTTTTACGGCGGCAGACAAGACCGCATCGCCGCAGGACAGAACGCAGAGATAAGCTCCAAGCTCACCCTCCGCCGCCGCCCCGGATTCACGGTTTACAACGCGCAAATTTTTCCGCCGATCAAACGTTTTTACGGCTGGAATACCTTCACTCAGACCGATGAAAACGTGCGCGTGATGGTGGACACTTCGACGGTCGTCTATGACGCCACCGGACCCAACACCAAGACGGCGGTTTGGGTCAAAACTCTAGGCGCGGGTCCGACCTATTTTCTAGGCTTGGGCAACATCCTTTACATGACCAACGGAGTCGAGAATAAACAACTCGACAACGCCTCCGAAGTCATCTCCAACTGGGGTATCTATGGCCCGACAGATGCCCCCACCGTGACCCAGACCGCACGACCCAATCCCTATCCCACATGGCAACCCAACACCGCCTACAGCACTAGCGATGTCTTTGGTCTCGCCATCGAGGACAGCAACAACAATATTCAACGAGTAACTACATTCGGTGTCACCGGAGCCGGGGAGCCTTTGACGTGGAATACAACCCTGTATGGCCCCACCACGGACAACACCGTGACGTGGCAAAACATGGGGCCTTCGGGTTGGACCGCGAATCATGCCTACGTCTATGGCGACCCGGTTGTAGGACGGGTTTTCGACCCGGCGACCGGCCTCACCATCGGACAGCTTTTTTGGTGCATCCATGCGGGCAACAGCGGACCCACCGAACCGCAATGGCTGGAAGGAACCGGAACGCTGGTTAACAACAACGGAGTGATATGGAAGAACGCCGGAGCGTTGCTGTACTGGAATGATATTGGCGCATCGACCAACGTAGTCGGAACCGCCACGATCCTAGACCCGAATGGGTATCTTCAAACCATCTTTCAGGCGGGAAAGAGCGCCAACTTAGCCCCGAACCCTTGGCAGACGGAGCCGGGAGCCTACACCACAGACGGCGGAGTGACTTGGCTCAATGCGGGGAGCTACGCCTCCGGCACCACCGCGCCATGGCGCTACGGCTACGCCTACAAAAACCCCACCACCAAAGACATCAGCAACATGTCTCCGCCGAGTGCGCCTATCAGTGTCAGCAAGGGCGGGGAAGTGATTGTGCAGGGGGTAGGGTCTACCGATGGGCAAGCCCAAACCATCGTGATCTACCGGACGGAACAGGGAGGCTCAACCTTCTTTCTGCTGGATGAGATTTCCAGCCCCGGAGGGGGAGCCACATGGACCTACACCGACACCCATCCTGATTCCGACCTCACCATCGAGATTCAGGCGCAGGTAGCCGGAGAGGGTACGCCGTTGCCCATCGGCGCAACCTGCATGGAGTACCACGTAGGCCGCTTCTTCGTAGCGGTTGGCAACGTGGTTTACGTGTCGTCAGGACCGGATGCGGTAGCCAGCGGATCGAGCGGCAACGCCGGGTTCGACACCACCTTTACCGCGCAGTCCAAAATCACCCGTTTTTGGGTTAGTACGCTAGGCGTCGTCGTGTTCACCGTGCGCGATGCCTACATCATCGAAGGCGACGGCACGGCCAATAACCCCCTTGGTATGCGGCGATTCATCGAAAACCTGCCGCTGCTGAACTATGACGCCTTCGCCATCTTCCTCACCACCCCCTATCTGCTGACCGGACACCGCATAGTTAACGCGCTCGACCCAAGCGCAGGCATCGTGGAAGCCAGCTTCCCCATAGCCGATCAGATCGCCGCGCTCGACCCCGCAACCGCCTATGTCACCTTCCATAGCGGCCCTAGCGGAGAGACCGCGCTGTATGTGGCCAATGGTCAGGGATGGTACAGAATGGCCCCGACCTCGGCCCCCGAACACGGTCTCAACTGGAACCCTCCCGGCCTCTTGGGGCAGGGCATCAGCGCCTTCCAAAGCGTGGAAACCGCCCCCGGTACGATGTCGCTGCTGGCAGGGCCGCGCCAAGGTGGATCAGGCCCCATTCTGATGCGCGATACCAGCGTCAACACCGACAACGGATTGGCCTATTCCGCCTTTGCCGACATCGGCAATATCGTGTTGGCGCACACCGGGCAATTGGCAGGTTTGGCGTGGATCACGCTCGAATCGGAGGCGGTTGGAACCCCCACAAAACTATCCGTCATGCTGGATGAAACCAAGGAAAAAACCGGGTCAAATTCCGCCCAATTTACCCCCGTTCCGCGCACCCGGCAAGACCCCCCAAATGCCCCCCCGAGCGACACCATTTACAGCAACCGGCACGGCCTTTTGCAAGACCAAAAACCAGTATGGTGCAAGAGCTTAAAACTACGCTTGGAATGGCCAGCGGAAGACGCCGCAAACGAGCTTGATACCTTCGCTATTTTTGGCCAAGTTTGGGCCGAGCAGAGGAGTCAATAATGGCCACCTTACGACAAGCCGCGAGATTCAATATGCAGGGCTATCAACCCGCCCCGCAGCAGAGCAATTCACGACCCCAACTACCCCCGGTTAATACCTCTCCCATGCGTCACCCTAACATGCTGGCTTCGATGCCTTTGATGGCGAGCACAGCAGATGCTTTTCAGCGCCAGTTTTACGGGGGTTCCAAGGTTCCAACCTACCGCACGATGCCAGCCAAGAAAGGGAGTGGAGCATGAACGGCCAAACGGTATTTCATTTTGACAATTACGTGGTACGCCCAGTGAGCGAGAAGGACAGAATCTATCTGGAGGCTTTGATCGAAGCCGACCAGTACCACAACGGTCAGATGGACGCCGATTACTTCCTCAAGCTAAAACCGGGGGAGGATGCATGGGCCTTAGAAGACGACAAGGGGAAGGTTCTCTTCTACTTCAAGACCCAAACCGCCGTCAGGCTATCCCTGCAATTCGCCCAGGCGGAGACCGCCGCCGCCAAGACCCGCAACCGGATTGCGCTCTTGAAAGGACTGGCTTGGATTGAAGCGCAGCTATGCGCCAACAGCTTCCGCGAAATTCTGTTCCAGACCGAAGGCCCGGAACTGACCGCCATGGCCAAACGGCGGATGGGCTTCAGGGAGGTTTCTGGACTGGCGAGGGAGATTGGACTACCTTTGGCACCCAATCAGCCCGCTGTAGGTCATTGGGACGCAGCCCCACAAATATCTCAGGGAGAGCGAGGACAGGCAAATGTGCGGTGCGACACAACAGCAGACCGAAGTTTCCAATGAGCAGAACGAATTTTACAAGATGCTCACACAGCAGTATTCGACCATCTTTGGCCAGTCGCAGGCGATCACCGGAGCCTTGACCAGCGCCTATCTGCCCATCCTCAAAGCGGGGCCGAGTCAGACCGGATTCGCGCCGGGGCAAGAAAACGCGATGCGCACCCAAGCGGATGAGAATATTGGCCAAAACTATGCCCAAGCCCAAAAGGCCACCGCCCAAGTGCTGGCAGCGCGAGGCGGAGGCGACACCCTGTTGCCCTCCAGCATCAGCAGCAACATCCTCGCCCAGAACGTCAATCAAGCCGCCCAGCAACGCTCCGCCGCCCAAAACTCGATTACCCAAGCGAACTATGCGCAAGGCTATCAAAACTGGGGTACAGCGGCCAACGTTCTAGGTTCCACCGCAGGGCTGATCAACCCCACCAGCTATGCCGCCCAGACCACCGGAGCCGGAGGCCAAGCCATGCAAGGCGCTACCGACATCGCCAACGCCGCCAACAGCCCATGGAACGCCGCCTTTGGTGCGCTTGGTTCCATCGGCGGCATGGCCGCTGGCGGATATGCGCAGAAGCACTTCTAAGGGGAGGGAATTATGCCCGATACCGCCGCCGACGTATTAGCCCCGAACGCCCCCCCGCTGATGACACCGGACAGCGATATGCCGAATACCGGGATGCCGCCCATAGCCTCGAATCCGACCCCAATTAGCACCCAATCCGGCGACCCTTTGAGCGAGCAAATCCCCCTGCAAACCACCCCCGCCTACCAAGACCCGGAGATGGTTGCGGGAGCGCATCACCAGTCATGGTTAGCCCATGTTATGGACACGGTTGGCAACATCCTTGGCGGGGATACCACCCTGCATGTAACCAAGAAGGCGGATGGCAGTGTGGAAGTGACTCACGACCCCTCCACCGAGGGGGAGAAATGGGGCCGGGTAGCCGCCGCCGCACTGGGGGGAGCCGCCCACGGTTTAGCCGTAGGCCAAGGCCCCGGAGGACCAGCCCGCGCCGCCGCCGCAGGTACGCAATATGGCCTACAGCAACCGCAGCAAAGGCTAGACGAAGCCAATAAGGAGGCATCGGTCGAGCAAGAGCGCATGATGCGAGGCGCAAACATCGTGCGGTTGAATCAGGAGATAGTGCGCGGCGCATGGGACAACGCCCACCTAGAACCGGAGTACCTACAGCATCAGGCCGATGTAGCCCTAGACCACAAGGCCAAGCTAGACAACATGGGAGCCATCCCGGTAGCCACCAACGTTACCGACCACGATACGTTGATGCGGTTTGGTGTGTCCGACCCGAAATCGGTACAGGCCCATATGGGGCAAAACGGCGAGATGCTGTTCAACGAACCGGACGGCAAGGGAGGCGTGAACTTCTACCGCATCCCCGCCGATGTCGCCAAGCAGCGGACGACCGATGATGACCACTGGACGGAAACCCGCTTAGACCCCAACGATCCAACCAAGACCATCGAGAAAGAGCACGTCACCAAAGCTGGGATGGAGACCAACGAGGCCCGCTATATGCGGACGATGGCGCAGGGAGTAGCGGACGACAAGGCTAGAAAACAGGCTTTCGACGCGAAGATCGCGCAGCAAAAAGCCAGCCAAGAAAAAATTATGGATACATCAGGCAAAGCCTTTGGAGCCGCCGCGCAGACCAACGACCAAGGCGAGAAAGATAACTTCAATAAACTAGGCGTCAAGCTCCTCGCTAACGAGATGGCCAAGGCAGCGGCAGGACGCTCCGTGATGACCAATCAACTAGCGGGGCCAGCCAACGATGATGCGTTGAACTTGGCCGCAGATAACTACAGAAAGACAGGCCAGCTACCGGCAGGATTCGGCCGCAGCCCGCAGACCTCCGCCGCCATCATCGCCAGAGCCGCCGAATTGGATAAACAGGGCGGAGGCGAAGGCATCGCCGCGAATAAGGCCAACCTCAAAGCCTACAGCGATTCGCTCAATAAACTGCAAACCAACTACCAGCAGACTCAGGCGTTCGAGAACACCGCATTGGCCAACATGAACCGCTTGCAGCAAACCCTCAAGGACATCCCCGACCTTGGCAGTCGCTTTGCCAATCTCCCCGCCCGCCAGATCAGCGCCAAACTCATCGGCAGCGATGCCATGGCCCGATTCAAGACCGACCTGCAAACCGTACAGACCGAGGCCGCAAAGGTGCTCAACTCCTCGACCGGCACCGGCAACCTCACCGACTCCGCCCGCCATGAACTGCAAGACATCATCGACGGCAACGCCCCCATCTCCGCAATGATGGCTTCGATGGGCGAACTACGCGTTGATATGAATAACCGCACCCAGTCTTATCAGGCGCAGATTGCCGATGTGCAGAACCGCATCAAGAACGTAGGCGGCACGGCAACGCAAGCAACGCCAGCAGCAGCCGCCGCGCCAGCCGCCGCCGCGCCGAACACCGATCAAGCCGCACGAGCGCCGGGAGCACCGACAGCGCCGACGACCGCAGGACCGAGCTTCAAAGCCATGAACCCGCCCCCGAATGAACCGACCCAGCCGGGACGTTTCTACGGGATGGGAGCGAAAGGATTGGGTTGGTATAAATGACACCGAACGGACAACCCGACGCAGCCGCCGCCAGCGACCCCGACTTTATCCCCGCTGCAACCCAGCAGCCGCCGCCCAGCGACCCCGACTTTATCCCTGCCCAAGCGCAGCACCCGTCCTTGTGGCAGCAGATCAAGACCCAAGCCGCGCCGACCATCGGGAACATACAGGGCATGGCGAAGGGTGCGGAAAAAACCGCCGCTGGACTCATCGACACAGCCGGGGCCTACCTTGGCGGAGAAACCCCCTACTCGCCGCCCGTTCAGATCAGCCCGACCGGACGGACGCAACAAGCCTTCGATACCGCCGCCACGTGGCTCCGCAAGAACACCGACACTTCCAAAGACCCGTACCAGAAAGAGGGCGACATTGCAGAGTCGGTGCTGGAGTTTATGGCTCTACCCGAAGCGGACGAGGCTAAACTGGCGGGCGAAATCCCCGGCATAGCCGACCGTTTCAGCAGCGCCGGGAAGCTCATCAAAACCCTGCAAGGCGACAGCAAACTAGCCCGAGTCTTTCGCGTGGGACTGGACAGCCTAAAAGCCGGAACCCGCGCCGGTCTCGAACAGGGAGAGCAAACCCTAGTCAAGACTGGCGACGTGCAGCAAGCGAAAGAGGCAGGGAAGACCGGAGTCGTTATCGGCGGAGCCATGGGAGGCGGAGCCTCCGCCGTGCGCGAGACCCGCGAAGCCCTGCAAGCGACCCGACCGGGAACCCGCACCATCGCCGGAGCCAAGTTCGACACCCTAGCCAACGGCCAACTCAATATGGCTCCGTTGACCCCCGGCACCGCCGACGCCGCCACCGCCGCCACCGACGAAGCCACCGGCAACATCGGCAAGACCGCAGTCGCCAACTCGCTCAACCGCTCCAACGCAGCGCGGCCTAAAGTCGTGACCCCGGAGAGCGACCCATCCCGCTTGCTACCCGGACGCGCAGGATTCGAGATGCAGACCGCAGGGGAGCCGACGCCGACCGGGGAGGGACGCATCGCGTTCGACCCCGGCAAACAGCAGATAGGCACCCGCGTAGTCGAAGGCAAGGGGCCAGGACAATTTGACCTTGCGCGATACGAAGGACAGCCGCCGACGCCAACCGGAGAAGGCGACCTCACGCAACGGGGAAGCCACCGCGAACCCATCTACCAGTACCGCAACGCCGTTAAGCCCGGACAGGAGGCCGATGTAGTTACTGACACCCCGACCACAGGCGGAGGCCCGATGATCCTAACCAACGACGGTCAGGCATCGAGCGTGGAGAAGGCAAGAGCGCAACTGGCACAGTACAACCGCATCCTCAATGACGAGGACAGCCTTAGCGAGATGGGAGTACGCCAACATCAACAACTCCTAGACGCTCACGCCGACCTCTCCGAGCAGCTACGCCGCTACGACAATCACGCCGCCAGTCAACCCAACTTCCCCATGCATGATGTAGTCTCCGCCGTGCGCAGTACGGATAGCCTTGCCGACGCCGCGCAACAACTCAAAGACGCACACGCCCCCTTCTGGCAGAAGGCCGACCAATTGAGCGGAGGGGAGTGGACGCAGTTGCGCGAACAGGAGAAGTTTTTAGAGAAGAAAATCTATGGGCCGAACCCGACCGGCAACCTCGAAGACATACAACAACAGCTTGCCGACAATCAGCAAAAGCAGATGGATTTTTTCGACCGCTATCGCACCCAGCTATCCCCGCAGGAATGGGAGACCCACCGCAGCGGGTATCAGGATGGCATCGTACTTTCCAATCTGCATAACCTTGTGGAGCGGCAATTCAACGGCATTACACGCGGCGAAGCCGCAGCGCGACCCGGCCAACTGCAACGAGTCTTCAAACCCGGCGCAGGACTTAACCAGCAGCTAGAGGACTTTTACAACAAGGGCAGCAATCGCCAAGTGCTGGAAAGAACCATCGGCAAGGACCACATGATGGATCTTAAAGAGCTTGGCCAACTGTTCGAGAACAGCGAACGCAGAGGCGCGGCAAAAAGTCTACTCGATTCCATCGGCAGCGCCATCCGCCGCCACCATTGGGGTATTGGAGGACTCGCCGGAGGCGGGCTGGCTTACGGGCTTACCCATTCCATCGGAGCCGGAGCCGGGGTACTGGGGGGAGCGGCAGCAGCCGGAACCGTGAGCGGAACCCTGCAATACATCACCGACCGAATAGCCACCGACCCGAATTTTGCCAAGAGCTTCATCTACGCCACTAACAACAAAGTTGCGCCGCGCATCGCGGGGCCGTTGCTGGCTTCGCGCATCCTGCAAACCGCACAAAACCGAAAGCAATAGGGAGTCAAGTAAATGCCAGAAGCCGGGGAAATCCGATCCAACCTCAAGCGGGTGGAGTGTAGTTATGACGAGGAGCTTCCGACTCCGGTAGTCGCAGAGCCGCTACCCTACACCGACACCAGCAGCGCCGAACTCATGGAAGAGGAACAAAAGTTGTTCGAGGCAAACTATCGCGCCCGCGATCAATACCGCTGGCAGGGGCAGGAGCGATGGATGGGCCGGGAGAATGAAGAGATGCGTCTCGTCAACATCCTCCATCCCCATGCCGTCTTTCAAAAGCTGCAAGACGCCGGAGTGGATTGCAGCATCGAGGCCGCGATTGATTGGGTGTGGGACAACGACCCCAAGACCGGCATCCTCATCCCGGTACAGCGCACCCGCTCTACCGCCCGGTTCTGGTTACACGATGTAGTTATCAAAGACCGCATCGGGATTACCGGATGGGTGTGGCGCAACGGCAGACGCACCGCGCAGTACATTACCTATCTTCAACATCCGAAGGGGCCGGAGTGGAGCCTGATGCAGTTCGATCAGTTCGACGTTCCCAAGTATGAACGGTATCGCGGATGGCGCACCGCCCTGTTACGGATGATTCAGGAAGAGGTTGTCACGGAGGCGGAAGTAGACCGCGCCTTCGGACCAGTGATCGAGAACGCCGCCAGCGAACTCTACCTAGAACAGCTAGCCGACTTTCGCAGGACCAAGGGACAGCCGCGATGACCTACGAAAACTACATCAAGGCGCGACTGGTAGAGTATGCCGTCCACGAGGCGTACCACTATGGCGGAACCGACTGCATGTTGGCAGTCGCCCAGGTGATCGCCAATCGCGTCAATGCGGGATGGGGAGAATGGAAGAGTGTACTGGACACCGCGCATAACTACACCGGAACGGTGTGGGAGAACTTAGGGCCGGTAGACCCGAAAGACCTCACCTTTCGCCGGATGCTCACCTTGATTGACGATGTGTATCTTGGCACCGCCGACGACAGCAACGTAAACGTGACCGACGACCGGGGAACCCTGACCGCGCTGTACTACGCCGACCTCAGCCATCCGAGGCGCGACTGGTTTTGCGCCAACGTCACCGATCAGATAGACAGACATCCGCGCATCGCTACCGTAGGCCCGCTAACTTTCTTCGCGTGAGGCAAGTATGGCAACCGTCATCGGAAAACTCGCAACCATTCTCAACAACGAGGCCGAGAGCGGCAGTGTAGTTATTGCGCTCTGCGGATACGGCGGGCAGCTTCCCCGCGCTACCACGCAACTGCTAGCCCGAGCTACCACCCTTGAAATTGATGCGGACGAAAACGGGAACTTCAGCGTCACCCTGACCGGCAACGATCAGATTCAGCCCGCAGGAACCTATTACACCGTGACCGTGAAGGACGACAACGGAGATGTAGTCCAAGTCAATGCCTATGTGTTCCTTGGTAGCAACACTTACAACCTAGGCGACACCCCGCCCTTCGACCCCGCGTTGCCGCTGATGCCGCTTCCGCCGCTCATCGTCAACGAGCTTCTGTTGCTGCCAGCTTCAGACACCATGGTTTTCGACGGCAGCAGCTACACCACGCTTAAGACCGTGCTTCACAGCGATGTAGCCCACCCCACCATCACCGGCATGGTTCCGGGCAACCTCTACACCTTCATCATCGTTCAAGACGAAATCGGATTTTGGGAGTTCACGTGGCCGAACGGAGTACACAACCAGACCCTGATTAGGCAGGGTGTGAACGCCTTCACCATTCAAACCTTTGTTGCCGATTATGACGGATCACTGTACGCGATCAGCGCAGGAACGTACTCATAATGAGACGACTCTATATGCTTTACAGTTCGGCATCCCCCATGGTCTTCGATGGCACCTTGGCGGAGTGTTTCATCGTCAACCTGCACAATAACGTCTCCACCGCGAAGGTGAAGAACATTGTGCCGGGAGTGCTCTATACCTTCATCTTTCATCAGGACGGACGCGGAGGCCATAGCTTTTTTTGGCCGTCTGTTTGTCGCAATGCGAGCGACGTAGGCCGCGCCCCCGGACAAACCAGTGTGCACAATTTTGTGGGAAATGGCGGGTACTTGGACGCCACTATGCCGGGAACTTAAAGGAGCGAAGTCATGGCGACAGCGACCAAGCTAGGCCCTATCGGAATCGGGCAAATCAATGACGTGATCTATGTTGGCGGCGACGGCTTCGGCAGCATTCAAGGAGCCGTTGACTACGTACAGCGATACAACGCGGGAGTGGGGGAAATTGTCATCCTGCACGGCTACCCCGGCAGCGAAGATATTGCGGCACTGGTCAACGGCTCTTTCTCCACCTACATCTCCGATCAACGGGATTCGAAGATGCAAAACTGGGAATGGACCGGAGGCGCGTTTCAGCCCGCCGTCTTTATGCAACTGGCAGACGCACAAATAGGCGGCACGTTGCGAGCCTACGGCTTCACCGTACCCGACCCCAACACTTCGTACACTTCGATTGGTACAGCCGACGACACCACCATCCCGGTCGCAGTTTTTATGAACGCCGCCGCCCCGGTCGATGGACGACAATGGATTGAGGCCGCGCTTACCGACAGATTCATCTTCGCCGCCGCCAGCGATACCGGCAACGATACGTGGTGGATGCAAGTGTTGCGCAGCGGCACCACCATTACCAAGATCAGCCTCTATGCTCCAGTCGATGTAACCGGAGTGCTGACGTCACAAGGCTCCCCCGTCCGTACCTTCGCCAATACCCCGGATGGTGGTGGTGGTGGTACTGGCGGCAGCGGCACGGTGAACCCCGGCACCACCGCAGCCCTGCCCTTCTATCCGGTCAACGGGGCGCTGGTATCGCCATCCCACATCACCACCGATGCCGATACGCAATCCACGCTGGACGTGCCGAGCACACTGAAAACAGGGGGTCTCGCGAGAGCTTATGGCTTCGTCCTGCCCGACCTCAATGCTTCCAATGCTTCGATTGGTACAGGCTACGACGACGTAACCCCGGCGATGACGCTTATCAACGCGGGCGCTCCCACCGATCAGCGCATGTGGGTCATGGCCGCGCTCACCGACAGGCTTATCTTCTCTGCCGAGATGGATTCAGGAACAGATAACGTCTGGATGCAAGCCCTACGCAGCGGCAGCACCATTAGCAAAGTCACCATCACGCCCGCCGTCGATGTCACTGGCGTTCTGACTTCGCAAGGTTCCCCCGTCCGCACCTTCGCCAATACGCCTTCGGGCGGAGGTGGAGTGAACCCCGGCACCACCGGACAGATGTCTTTCTATGGCGCAGCAGGGCAAATGTTGTCGCCGTCCCTGATTACCACCGACAGCGCAACCCAAACCACCCTCACCGTGCCGGATATGTTGACCACGGCCAGATTCACCAACAAAACAAGCTTAGTGTCACCGGCAGGTAGCCGAGGCTCAATTGTCGATTATTGGCACGCCGAAAACACCTTAACCATCGTTGGCCCTGGCTGGAACTTTGGAAGCTCCGGGGGATGGTCGGTTGCCCACGGCGAAGCCGCAAATCTTACTTCAGCCCGACGCGGTATCACCCAGAGCAAAGGAGTGGGAATGTGGAAGCAGGCAATTGGCGACTGTTGCGGAATCAATAGCGATGTCTATTCCGATGGAGGAGTGGCCGCAGGATCAGATGAAGGAGTCTCAGGGTTGACCATGCATGTGATCGAACCAGCAGGCTATTTTCATGGAACTATCGCGTCCACCACCGGCACAGGCGATCAGGCTCCGGTACTGACTTACACCTCCGGCAGCGGATGGACAACGGACGGAGCCTTTCTGTTGAACATCAGCAAAGGAACCATCGCCGGAAACATGACCGGACCGAGCGTTGCAACTCCGGGGAATACTTTTTTGAATCAACTCCCCGTCAATGTGACGTTGCCACTTACCACAAAGTACGCTCAACTCAATGCGGGCATTGCCGACCCCGGAACAACCGCAGATTCCCCCGTCGCGGTCACGGTGACCGTTACTCTGCTCAACATCGGCTCCACACTTTCTCCCGCCTTCGCGGTGGGCGATGTCCTCACCCTTGCAGGAAATTACTACCCGGAACAGACCAAAGTAGTCGCACCAGTCGGAGCCGTGACCGGAGGCAATCAACAGTCGGTGACCCTCATGCTCCGCAATCCGAATGACGCTGGCGGGTATCTTTTCTGCGGAGGCATTCAAGGTCAATACCTCAGCTTCGATGCGAACCTGAATATACCGACCACCGGCGCAGGGATGCGTTCAACCTACTATGCTTTTGGGTCTCTCACCGGCAGCGATTTGATTTATGGAGTCAATGTGGCGGGGTCACTCTCAGGCCATACCCTTCCGGGATCGGAAGCGGCAAGCACGAGCGGAGCGAATACTGGTTTCCATCTTTATCCCGGCGCGGAAATTGTAAAGAACACCACCACCGCATACGCCCCGACGCTGGAGCAAAACCGGGTAGCGTGGGCAGCAGGCGATGTAGTTGAAAATCCGCACTACCCCATCGGCGGAGGCAACGCCATTTTGCTGCAAAAAGTACAGCATAGTCCGTCACACAGTTCCTATGGTTCGACAGGAATAGCTCTGCTACTTGATGGCGCAGGGTTTTCCGGGGCAGGCGTTCAAGCCATCGCCATCAGGAACAACAACCCCACCTCCATTTATACGGGCGCAGGCGGGCCTCTTTACTGCCCACCTCTGTTCAACGTGGTGGGGCTTTTTGGCGATTTTTTTAGCTTTGAGCGAGCACCGGACAGCGGCAACGTTTTCTTCATTGGCGGTCCGGGGGGAAATGCGAGCAAGCCAATCACTCTCATCACCATTAACTACACCGTTGGCGGCAAGATAATCTTTGACCCAACCCCCAACGAATGGCAATTCGCCGGGGCTGTCCGGGCGGCAGGAGACCTCTCCACTGGAGGCAATCTGTCAGCTAACGGAAGCGCATCTTTTGTGAATAAGTTGCATGGGTCTATCCTCCTCCGAGGCAGCAATGACTATCACGAATTAGTGTTCACCGCCGATGATGGCAGCGGCAGCGGAGTGGCCCAACGCATCGCCGGGTACTTCGGGGCGGGCGACAATAACATCTACTACGACACCATAGGCGACCCTTCCAGCAACGGAAAGCATGTATTTCGCTGCGCGCCGTATAGCCAGCCGCTCTCTACTATGGCGACTATTTCCAGCAACGGTCTCTATCTGACCAACAACGACCCCAACAATGCCTGCCAACTACAATGGACCGGCGCAGGATCACATGACTTTCAGATGGTTGTATGGGGTTCGAGTATTGGCGCAGGACTCCCCGGAGTGTTTGCGCTGTATGACATCACACGCGGAGCATTGGTGTGGAACACCAACACCAACGGCGACATGTTTTTCAGCACGCCCCTCAGCGGCAATAACGTTGCGGCAGGAGTGGGCGCACCCGCCCGGATCACCGCAGCAGGACTAATCGACGGCACCGCCTACAGTGTGGGGGGTGTAGCCGGAGCCAGCGGCACCTATACCACAGCAGACAGCAAGACGGTAACCGTCTCTCACGGTTTGATCACAGCGATTGTTTAAGGAGGCAGCATGATTAACGGCAACTCGACCTTGACCGAATTGGAACTGACGAAGCTAGAAAACTTTGCCCTGAGAGACAGCGGACTGCGACAGGCGCTACAAGCCAACCTTGCCGCCCGGAGCCAGTACATCGCGCAGATCGAGGCCGCGCACCCTGGCTACCTGTTCAGCGAACAGACCGGGCAGTTGGTAGGCGACGGTATCGCTACAGCACCGCCGCCGCCACCCCAAGCCGAAGCCGAAGCATGAACCCGTGTTAACATCGGCACAGCCGGAAAACTTGTTTTCACCCGCCCTGTTAGCCCTCATGCTTGCAGGGCGTTTTTTTGCGCCTTGACAATAGATTCCAGCGGAGTATCGTGGAATACATGGACAAACAAAAGATCAATTTCTATTGCCCCTCTGCCACGGTTGAAGTGATCGATGAGATGGCCGCGAACGACCACCGCGACCGTACCTCAATGCTCAACAAAATCGTGGACGACTACATCAAAGCGCACCCCATACCCGCCAACGGCACCAAGCCCACCACCGTAACCAAGAAGAAAGCGGGGGCGCGATGAGCACGACAAATTATTGGCCGTTTTTTCTGACCGCCTTATTCCCCTGCATCGTTATCCTCATCGGCATCTTGGTTAACAAACATGACTTCACACTTCTGCGGCAAGACTTCCGCGACCTGTCCGCGAAGGTAGACCGCCACTATGAGAGCTTCAACAACCAAATCACGACCCTGCTAACAACGATTCACAACGTTGATACACGCGTGGTCAAGCTAGAAGAGAGGCCAAAATAACCATGCGAATTATTAAACTGACCAGTGAAAACATCAAGCGCCTTAAGTGCGTGTACCTCACCCCCACCAACTACATCAACCGCATCAGCGGAGGCAACGGCAGCGGCAAGACCTCCGTCCTCGACTCCATTGAATGGGCCTTGACCGGCACCAGCAACGTTCCCTCCCAACCCGTTCGCAAAGGGGCAGGGAAGGGCCATATCGAACTCGACCTTGGCGACATCGTTGTGACCCGCCGATTCTATGAAAACGGGAGTCGCAATGGAACGTTGGCGCTCGAATCGAAGACCAACCGCAGCCGCTACCAGTCTCCACAGGCACTCCTCGATGGACTCATGGGACGAATCAGCTTCGACCCGCTGGAATTTCTGCGGATGAAGCCGGAGAAGCAGTCGGAGGTTTTGCGCTCACTGGTGAAGCTGGAGGTTGACGTGGATGCACTCGACGCCGCCTACCAAGCCGACTACCTCCGCCGCCGCGAGGCCAAGAAGGAGCGCGATGCCATCCAGATTCGCCGCGATGCCTTCGGTGTTCCCAGCGGGCTACCGAAAGAGAAGGTAGACGAGAAGGCGCTGGTGAAGGAATTGCAACAGGCCAGCGAGTACAACGCCGAGATACAAGAATTGCAGCGCGACCGCGAGAGGCTGGAGGAGCGCATCAGCACCGACGAGGCCGAGGTACAGACCATGCGCACCCAGGCCGAGGAGCTTCGCGCCAAGGCGGAGAATCTGGAACGCGAGGCGTTCATCCTTGAGGCCGAGGCGAAGAAGGCGCGGGCGACCATGGCCAAGTGGGAGCCGTTGCCGCCGCTCCGCAACGCCGAGGAGCTTGCCGCGCAGATCACCGAGGCCCGCACCATCAATGCAGGCATCGACCGCCGCGAACAGCGCGACGGCTACGACGCCGAGGTAGCCGCGCTAGATCAGGAGATTGAGAAACTCACCGCAGCCATGGACGAACGCGAAGCCACCCGCGCCCGCGCCATCAGCGAAGCCGAGTTTCCCGTACCCGGTTTGGCCTTCGGTGACAAGATGGTGATTTACGAAGGACTGCCATTCGACCAAGCCTCCAACGCCGACCAGATCAGGGCCAGCGTAGCTATCGGCATGGCCTCCAACCCGGAGCTTCGCGTGATGCGGATCAAGGACGGGAGCCTGTTGGATGCCAAGAGCATGAATATCGTCTCCGAGATGGCGCACGAGAACGACTTTCAAGTCTTCATTGAAATGGTAGACACATCCGGTAAGGTTGGTGTGTATTTGGAGGATGGCGAAGTAAAGGCGGTCAACCCGGAGCCGGAGCCGAAGCCAACCGCCAAGGCCAAGGCGAAGCGGAAGAAACCCCCGGTTCCCGCCACGGCATAGCCCGCAATTCGGGGGTCTACGGGAGCCACCCGTAGGCCCCGCCGTCCTGAGAGGAGAGTAAGTAACTTTGGACAAGGCACAGCAGCAGGACAAGGCACAGCAGCAGTTGGGACGGGAACCCAAGCCCGCCGCATACTACCCGGACGGCAAGCCGATCCTCTCCGACGAGCTACTACCGGCAACCCTGAAATGGGCGATGCTGTTTGAGCAGCGCGACAGCGACCGCATCGTAGGACAGACCCGCACCCTCTACGGCGAGAAGCTGTCTACGGTGTGGCTAGGTCTCGATCACAACTTTTTTGGCGGAGGCCCGTCGCTCATCTTCGAGACCATGCTTTTCGCACCCAAGGACGACAAGGGAGCGATGCTGGCATATGTGCTGGCGGTAGCAAGAAAGACCGTCGCGCTGGAGGAGGAAGCGGCCTACGACCATCGCAGAGCGTATCTGGCGAAGCACTACCCCCACGATCAGCTACAACTCCGCTACGCCACCCGCGCCCAGGCCGAAGACTCCCACGAACGGCTAATGCTGCAATGCCTCATCCCGCCGCGCTGGAGGCACTTTCTTTTAGGCCGGTTATGCGGCGACCGCACTTGGCTCCACTACGACGACGAGGATAGCGACTGATGCCGTTCCCCGCCACGTGCCAAGCCATGCAGGAGGCAGGATACAAACGGCAGAGCTATAGCCGCTGCAAAGGCTGTAGACAGCCCATGGAGTGGTGGTACACGCCGACCGGAGGCAGAATCCCCATGGAGCCGATGCGGACGGACGACAGCCCCGCCGTGAGTCATTGGGCCATCTGTCCCAAAGCCGAGGATTTCCGAAGGAGACCGCAACCATGCCCGGACAACTCGCCACCGCCCTTGTTCTCATCCGCGCCGCCGCAATCGACCGTGCAGAATCCCGAGAAAAAAGGCAGCGACTAATGCAAGACGCGCTTGAAGAGGCCAGCCGAGAGCGCGACCAAGATAAAGTAGAGCTATTGCCACCGGGACCACTAACAGGATCGTGAGTACCATGCGAAGCATGATGGAAATCCTAAACCTCGCTATCGACCGCAAGATCACCACCAAGGAACAAGCCGCCGCGCTGGTGAACGAAGAGACTCAGGCGATAGTCGAACACTTCCACTTGAGCGAAGAGGAGGCCAGAAAGAGACTGCTGGCGAACATCGGCTATGTGACCGGCTATCTCTGCCACCAAGAGGCAGACCACGTGATGGAATTATTCGACACCGAGCACCCCGTCTTCGGACGGCAACACCCGTCAGCGGAAGAGGCATACCGCATGGGTT